TGGAGAGTTAGAACTTAATGCTGCTGGTAGTGAAACAGTTTCAGCGTATTCAAACGTAAAAATTGGTATTTCAGGTAGTCCGAAAACTTTAAATGTCAATGGTAATGTAACAGCTACTGACTTAACACTTGCTGGTAATCTAACTGTAAACGGAACAACAACAACTGTTGCTCCAACAAACACAACAATTGCTGACAACTTGTTAGAGTTAAACTCTGGTGCAGCTTCAAACGCAAACGATACTGGTATCTTAATCGAAAGAGGAAGTACTGGTGACAATGCGATTATTGCTTGGGACGAAAGTGCTGACAAATTTGTTGTTGGTACTACAACTGCAACTGCAAGTGACACTGGTGATTTAACAATTGCAACCGCTACATTAGTTGCAAACATAGAAGCGACTTCTGGTACAATCGGTGGTGTTGACATTGTTGGTATTTCTAGTACACAAACGTTGACAAACAAAACGATTGCTGCTGGTTCAAACACAATCTCTGGTTTGACTTCATCAAACTTGGATAGTGCTGTTCAGTTACAGATTTTAGACTCTTCTGGATCTGTAGTTAAATCGTTATACGGTTCTGCAACGTAAAAATTATTAATCTACATCATAAAACGTTATTTTGTGATTACTATAGGTACGTGTAATTGCTAGATGGAAAATCATATAAATAGTAATAAAGGATTAATATGGCCAACCCAGCAAGTAGAGAAGAATTAAAACAGTACGCTTTAAGAACATTAGGTAAGCCTGTTATTGAAATTAACGTAGATGATGATCAATTAGAAGATAGATTAGATGAAGCGTTACAATACTTTGCTCAATATCATTATGATGGTGTTGAAAGAACATATCTAAAATATCAAGTTACTCAAACAGATGTAGATAGAATTAAATCTCCTACAGGAGACACTTCTTCAAGTGTAACTAAAAATTCTGTAACTACTACATGGACTGAACAAAATAATTTCATAGTGGTACCAGAAGCTGTATTAGCAGTTACAAGAATATTTCCTCTATCAAATAGAGGTAATCAAAATATGTTTGATATACGATATCAAATGAGATTAAACGATCTGTATGATTTTTCATCAACATCAATTATTCATTATGAAATGGTGATGAAACATTTAGATTTTTTAGATCACATATTAGTGGGTGAGAAACCTATAAGATTTAATCAATACAATAATAGATTATATGTGGATATGGATTGGAAAACTGATATATCTGTTGGAGAGTATCTTGTAATTGAATGTTTTAGAAAACTAGACCCTACAGTTATGACAGATGTTTATAATGACATATACTTAAAAAGATACGTTACAGCCTTATTTAAAAGACAATGGGGTGCAAACCTTTCAAAATTTAATGGTGTGACTATGATTGGTGGAGTATCACTAAATGGTCAACAATTATTTTCAGAAGCACAAGAAGATATAAGAAAATTAGAAGAAGAAATAAGAGGCACATACGAAACGCCTGTAACGTATATGATAGGATAATGCCATGCCAGTTAATCACTATTTCCAAGATGGTAAGGGCATAGGTAATACAGCCGAAAAAAGACTTTACGAAGATTTAATTATAGAAGGCCTAAAGATATATGGCCAAGATGTATTTTACTTACCACGAACATTAGTTAATCAGGATTTAATTTTAGGTGAAGATGTACTTTCTAAGTTTGATGATTCATATTTAGTTGAAATGTATATTGAAACAACCGAAGGCTTCCAAGGTGAACAAGAATTAATTTCTAAATTTGGTTTAGAAATAAGAGATGATACAACGTTTGTGATTGCAAAACGAAGATGGCAAGATCAGGTTGATAGTAACGCAACATTAATTAAAGAAGGAAGACCAAATGAAGGTGATTTAATTTATGTACCTTTATTTAACTCTTTCTTTGAAATACAATTTGTAGAAGATCAGGAACCATTCTTTCAAATTGGTAATTTACCTGTATATAAATTACGAGCTACTAAATTTGAATACAGTTCAGAAAGAATTGATGGTACTATACCTCAAATTGGTGAAGCGGAAGATAACTATTCACTAGATCAATTAAGATACCAAGTTACTTTAGAAGATGGTACAGGTTCAATATTACTTGAGTCTTCAACTGGTGAAACAAACTATATGATAAGTGAAGATTTTAATATTGCAACTCAATCAAAAGATTATGCCGACAACTCAACTTATGAATCAGATGCTGGTTTTGGCACAACAAGTACAGCAGATGATATACTAGACTTTACAGAAAGAAATCCTTTTGGTGAAGTAGATGAAGGATTTTAAATATGTTTGGAAAACACTTTTACCATGAGTCATTAAGAAAAGTAGTTGTAGCGTTTGGTACAATTTTTAATAACATTGTTATTCATAGAACAAATAGTGATGGAGATGTTATTCAAAAGATAAAAGTACCATTAGCATATTCACCAAAAGAAAAGTTTTTAGTAAGATTAGAGCAACAGCCTAATTTAGATCAAAGAGAAATGGCTATAACTTTACCACGTATGGGTTTTGAAATATCAGGCATAGGTTATGACTCATCTCGTAAATTACAAAGGAT